CTCCGGCAGGATCAGCTCGCCCACAAAATCGTTGTAGCTGTTGTGCCGGGAAATGGGCGTGCCGTCTTCTTTGTGCCAGATCTCACCCAGCTGAGCGGTGGCAATCACCCGCTTGCCCAGCCGGATATCGATGCCCTGCGTGGGCTGGGTTCCCTGATAGTAATACCGGGCCTTGCCGCCCAGTACCAGATGATCCCGCTTGGATTTATCGAGGGTACCGTGGACATAAATCACCGGTACAATCTGGCCACCCAGTTCCACTTCCAGCTTTTCGGTGCGCGCCATCATCATGGGAACCTGGATGGGCGGAACCAGCATACTGCTCTGGCCTACCGTTACCGCGATCTTGGCGCTGGGCTCCAGCGTGACCGGATCCAGTTCCAGGTAGCCCCGGTAGGCAACGCCCAGATGCTCGATCAGCCACAGCCGGAGAGTGGCCAGATCGCTGAGCTTCCGGTTGCCCTGCCGCTGCAGGGTGCGGGCAATAGCCATCGGCACCCGCACATAGATAACCGTGGAGGGATCAGGCCACTGAAGATTCAGGCCCTCGGGCAGCTGAAGATTGTTTTCCTCGGTTACGGTCATCTTCAGGTCAAAGGGGCCGCTCACTTTGTAATAAGGGCCGGGCTGACTGCGGGTGTAGATGCACCAGTCACCGGTGCCGCCGGACAGGCAGGCCAGCGCATTGTTGAGACCATATCCGTGCTCATTCAGGCGGCTGTTGGTCAGCGGAGCACTGCCCAGCTGAAGCGCATTGGTGAGTGCGGCAAGATCCATGCCACAGCCCCAGTCGGCCACTGCCAGGTGAATATAGTTCTTGTCTGCATCAGGTGCCAGCGCCACGCAGATCCGAGCCTTTTCGCCCGCCAGTGCGGCGGCAAGAGCATCATCGCACCCCTCGAGGATACCCTGATGGAAGAGCATTCCCTGACGGGCCAGCCCGACAAAGGCCTTGCGAGTGATGTTGATAGCGATTTCGTGGCTCTCGTTGGTGGCAGCGGTGATGTTGTTCATGTTCTGGTTGTTCATATTGAATCCTCTCTTTCTTATTTATAAGGAATGTGTTTGATCCACTGCCCTTTTCCGGCTTGTTTTGTTGCGGCCGGCATGTTATGATGAGAGGGCAGATTGGATTGTTTTGACGTACGGTTCATTTTGCGTTTGCCGTGTCTGAGTTGCCGCTCAGATACGGCTTTTTTCGTGTGTGGAAAGCAATCTTTATCACAGCCAGCAGGCAGGGACAATGACCAAACTGCCTGCTACGGTGATCCGGGATGTTGTCCACTTCGTAGATGAAGTGGGCGCGGATGTGTTTCATATTGATACCTCCTATCCAAGATATATAGGGTGTAGTGGTTTCCCTGTGCTTATATTATAATATACTGTCGTCAGTATATCAAGTAGCAACTCGGAAAAATACTGACGATAGTATAGGCCATGTATTGTGCATATTGACAGTAGAGCCGAGAACGGCTTTCCTATATAATTAAAATACTTATAATGTAAAAGAAACGGGGGTGCCTATAATGCCATATACTGATGCCCAAAAAAGGGCAACGGCCAAATATAATGCCAAGGCATATGATCGTATTGAAATCAAAGTAAAAAAGGGACAGAAAGAAATCATTCAGAAGCGGGCGGAGCAGCTGAATAAGAGCGTGAATGGCTATATTACAGATTTGATTGAAGAGGATCTGGCCGGCAGCGATTTGGCGGAATATACAGAAGCCAATTCTGAATCAATTTAAATCCGACCTACAGGAAGATGTCGGTCCCCCCTGAGCACAAACCGACACATTCAACTATACGAAAGACGATGCTTTGGAAACCCAATGCCTCAAGAGACCACTGCACTAGCCATAAACCAAGCCTGTTTACATATTGCGAGATAAAGAACCTTACATAAAGCAGAGGAACCTACCCAGAGCCTTATTGGTACCGGGTAGGTTCCTCTTTTTATAATTTATTAAATCAACTGCCGTATCTGTCCATTACTCTCCCGGTTCAGCTTCTTCAGTCGATTATCTTCCACCAGGATTTGCAAATGCTCCCGGAACGCAAAGTCATACAGATTTTTTCCGGTCTCTGTGCGTATCACCTGTCATCAGAGTTCTCAGTGACGACAAACACTTTCAAAAAGATTGATATTGCTGTATTGGCGTTCAATAAGCAGAAAGACCAGAGTGAATTTATGGAGAACAGCGCTTCATATACTCCTGTTTCAGATTTGCTTTTGCAGCTGCTTCTGGAAGAACTTCGTGTTGTACAGCTTCAGCGCAACCGGTACATTCAGCCGGCTCTTCTTGTAGCCCAACACAATCTGACAGTTGTTGGCCATATCCACGATCAACAGTTGACCAGAAACGAATCGGGCCATCGGAGAGTTTAAAAACAGCAAGGGTTCAGCCATCTCGGCAGGAGTAGCCAAACGACCGGCTGTACCATTTTCTTTTAGCAGCGCCTCTTTGCCTCCGGCCATCTTCTCAAATTCCTGTTTCATGCCAGTATCGGTGGAGCCGGGCAGCACCGCGTTTACACGGATGCCGCGGGAAGCCAGATCTACTGCTTTCTTATTGGTGTAGTAGTTCATCGCCCGCTTGGAAAGCGAATAGGCCATGATGCCCACGCCATTTTTGGGCGCGACCTTTTTCATAAAAGCGGCCATCTCTTCCCAAGTGGAGCAGTCCATTACGGCACGGTATTCTTTCTGCCATTTTTTCCCACAGTAATCCGCCGGTGGAGGTAACATAGGCAATCGCATCACCTTCCTTCATCCGCTTTTCCAGATAGGTTTCGGTAATATATTTGTTCGCGCTGAAGTTTACAGTGAAGGTAGTCCACCAGTCGGTCTTGGCGCCGGAGAGACCCGCTACGCCAAAGAAGCAGTGGATGTGTTCAGGCAGAAGGGTGAAGGCATGGTCAATACTTGCTTTGTCGGAGAGGTCAGTGTGGATGAACTGTGCCATGCCATGGGGTAAATATTCGTTGCAGTCTAACCCATAGACAACAGCCCCCTGGGCAATCAAGAGCTCACACACAGCCCGACCGATACCGCTGGCAGACCCGGTCACAACACACACCTTATCGGTATAATCCATCAGATTGTTTCTTTCTTCACTCATGGTCCGATTCTCCCTTTCAGTAGACATTTGTCTCTATTGTGAAAAAATTATATAATGAAAAAAGCGGCGCGTAAAGCGGCTTGAAGTCAAATGAAACAGAATGGAGGAAACTGGCTCATGCCTCAAAGCAGAGTGCAGGAATACATCACGATTGCGATGTTTGAGCTTCTGGAGAAAAAAGACTATGCACACATTACCGTGCAGGATCTGGTGGATCGGGCCGGGGTATGCCGAGCTTCTTTTTATCGCAACTACTTCACCAGAGATGAGGTGATCGAACGCTTTCTGGATGGGATTTTCACCGAGGCATATCCCAGAGAGAGCATGTCTTCTGCCAATGTGGAGGAATGTATCCTGCACTTCTTCAAGACAGCTCTAAAATACCGCCGGCAATTGCGGGCATTGCTTCAACGAGGGTTATTGGATCGGGTGAGCATGGCTTTCTATCGACAAACACTGGAGCAGATCCGGCATTTACAAGTGCTGAACAACAAATATCAGCCATATTTCTTTTCCGGAGCTTCTGCAGCCATGCTGTGTGCCTGGGTGGAAAATGATTTTGCCGAACCACCTGAGGAGATGGCGCACATTTTCATGGAGTCATTGCAGGGATATATGGAGCTGACATGATCGGATAGCGGGATATCCCGGGAACTGTGGATGTACTTATAGTGTAAGATAAAATTTCCGTGTATAATAAAATCATTCCAATCGATTTACCGGATTGAAGCGTTACGAATTGGGGGACAATCAAAATGACGGATCCACATCTGTCACCCAACGCAATGCACATCGATTGGGCCTGAGCGGTGATACCGTTCAATGACGGCGATTTCAAAAGGTCGTTCTCATGAAATTGGTATTCCCCCCTATAATGCTATACTTTAAACAGACTGAAAGTGTGGAAGTGACATCCATGAATCGTGCGGAATTGAAACGGTTTATTTTCGAAAATTATAATGTAGAATCGGATTTTCCCTGGCTGAAATATCCCAATTATGAAGTATTTCGCCATAGCAACAATCAAAAGTGGTTTGCCCTGATTATGGATATTCCCAAAAACAAACTGGGATTGCAGGGCTCCAATCTTTTGGATGTAGTAAATCTCAAGTGCGACACACTCCTGATCGGCTCTTTGAGGTGCGAACCAGGCTTTTTCCCAGCATATCACATGAACAAGGACAGTTGGATTACGGTTGCTCTGGATGGCAGCGTTTCAGATGACAAAATCAAAATGCTACTCGATGCAAGTTATGATGCAACCGCACCAAAGGCAAGGCCCAAGAAACACTAAAGAACATTTGCGCTCAGCAACAAATAAACGGCGCAGGCATCACTGATGCGGTGATACCTGCGCCGTTTATTTCAGGTTGCAGATTCGATGGTCATTCATCCTTGAATTTCAGATCTTCCCTGTTCATGGGCCCTCCCATATTATAGATGCACATTTATTCTGTCTTTCCCAAAGCCCAACATATCCCAAGGAAGCATATATTTCCGTCAGTCCGCACCGCTATTTTTTTCTTCCTTCAAAATATCAATAAGTTCCAGGACCTGCTCATAGGATTTGGCTGCCTCCGGCACACCCACCAAAGCATTCCTGATTTTTTCCAAAGCCCCAATATTGCCCAAACGATCTTCTTCCGTCTCGTTGTTTTCGCAGCTGATCAGCGATCCCAATATAAAATTCCGCATGGTTTCCGTCTCGGCGTTGTCATCTCGAAACAAATTTATAATTTGATCTTTATTGTCGGTCATTTCCTTCCCCCTTCTCTGTACTCGTCATTTAATCATTCTGGACTCCGGTTTTTATCCAGTAAGTTCTCCGACTCTGCCCTGATTCTTTGCCAAGTCAGAAGTTCTGCTGATGTAAAATTGCTCTGAATCATGACAGAAAAATCTTGCTTTTGAACTTTCCAGAACAGTACATCTACCATGCTGGAAATGAAATAAAGTTACTGTTGTCCTGCACAGCATCACAGCTTCGCTGTTTGCAGTTATACGCATTCAACTTGGCCGCCATGGTATCAATTATATCTTTCCACCAGCAGTCCCTCATGCCGAATATAATTCAAGAGAATACGTCCAGGCAGTTCTACAACTCCATATCTGGGTGTTGCGTAATTGATAGCACACCTGCTTCGGGCCTGTATTCCCAGACATTCGAACCCAATACGATGGATCAAGCACTGACAGGCAGGGTTAAAGAGCATTGAAAAGCAGCGGTTTTTCTCTGCCCTTTTCCTCCATTTCTTATAATCCCAAATACGGAAACATCTCGAAGACGACCCCTACATAGAAACATCTTCCATGACAAGTTGTTCGCTTTCTGCATGACCTCAAAGTGCCAGAAATTCACCGGCAATATCCGAATTTGTGAACCGGAGTACATCCGTATCTTTTCTGCCAAACGCAAGAAAATCCACTCCTCCATACCACACAACGCTTTCATCAACGACGGCATACCGCTGATTGAGCGCCTTGTGCGTATGAACCACAATGTCCGCCAGTTCCAGCATCTTGATCGTTTCACGCACGCTTTCCTGATTTGAGAGTTCTCTGCCATCTAACGTTCTGGTATGGATTACAATTTCGACACCGGAAGCGACCGCCTTCTGCAAAGAGGGAAGCAATTTCACGATTCTTTCTTTTTGCAGATAAGGACTGACGATAACCACGCTGCGGATGGCATCATCCAAGTCCTGCTCAAAAGGAAGCATAGATGAGTGTCCATCATAAATCACACTGACAGACTGATCCGCTGCACCGAATTTGACCTGATATCCAAGTTCCGCATAACCTTTCAGGCGTTTATGATACATCCGCTCCAGAGTCGGAACATGGATATCCACATAATCGTAGATACGAACTTCCTGCTTTCCTTCATAATTTCTGTGGAGACGTCCGGCATACTGTGCCAATGTACCTTTCCACGATATGGGCATAGCCAGGAGCAGGGTGTCCAGCCGCGGGGCGTCAAAGCCTTCTCCAATATATTTTCCGGTAGCAACGACTACCACGTCCTCACCGTCAGGCACATTCTGCAATGCCGTCAGCTTTTCACGCTTATCCTTTTGCTTGTCACTGCCAATGAGCAGGAAAACATGTTTTACCTTGCCTGACAGATGACCGGCAAGCAGTACAGCGTGGTCTTTCCGTTCCGTCAGAAGAATTGGGGTGCGCCCCTCCTGAATCAACTTTAACGTGTCTGACACCAACAGTGCATTCCGGTTGTGATTTTCAATCACACCGGCGTACATATCCTGAATCCCGTTGGCATTCGGCAGTCTTAGACGTGTGAATCTGGGAATGACCATATGGGAGAATCTTCGCTTTTCCGCCTGACTTTTGGCATCCACCAAATACCGGACGGGGCCGCACTGCATAAAGATGATGGGATGATGACCGTCCTTGCGGACAGGGGTGGCAGACAATCCGTAAACATATTTGGCTTCCACTGCTTTCAGCACGGTTTCGAAGGTGAATGCGGCCACATGATGGCACTCATCCACAATGACCATTCCGTACTCTGTCACAAAAGACTTTACGGACTTTTCTCCTCCCTCAAGCAGAGACTGCATGGTGGCAATATCGACGATCCCACTGCGGGTATTCTTTCCGCTGCCAATTTGGCCAATGAGGTGCTGTTTTTTCTTCCTGCCCCGCTTTTTGGGCGGTTCCGGCAGAACTTCATGGATATTCAGAAATTGTTCCAGCGAGGATTTCCACTGTTCCAACAATGCACTGGACTGCACTAATACCAGGGTATTGACTTTGCGCTGTCCAATCAAATAGGCGCCAATTACGGTTTTCCCAAACGCAGTCGTTGCAGACAGAACACCCATGTCTGCATCCAGCAACGCTCTGGCGGCAGGTTCCTGTTCTGGGCGCAGCACTCCATTAAATTCCACATCAATGGAATGTCCCAGTGATCTGTGATCTTCCAGAACAACAGGGACTTCATATTGATTCAATGACCCCAGAAGTTCATCTATACAACCACGGGGAAGAGCGATGTATTCCTCGTCCTCATAGCCGCAGTCCAGAACACGAGGAATGCCATAAACGGAAATACGCATGGCTTGTTTGGAGCGAAATTCCGGATTTGGAAACGCCGCAAGCCGTTTGAGCGTATTCAACGCTCCTTGAGAGAAGCCCTTTTTCTCAATGTAAATCAAATTAGAACGATGCAGGTTTACCTGCAACGGAAAATCTCTGCGCGTCAGTTTTGTCTGGGTTCGCTTGCGTTTCCAGGGCACTTGCTTCTCCTCAGCATCCGCAAATTCTCCCATGTCCCCATGATAACACAGTTTCCTTAAAACTTCTTCCAACTGTTCCGGCGTGATTTTCGGCAAGGAGGACAGAAATGCCCACTGATCAGGATAAGGCTCAAAGCGGTCATCCACAAACAGAGAATTTCCGTCTTTCTGCGCCTGTCCTTGAAATGGCAAGGCAATCAAATTCCCGAAACCGCCCTTCGGAACAAGATCCTGAGACGGGAACAAACGATCATAGGATGAAAAGGATAGTTCATGCCGGCACGACATTGTCCGAGTCAGCAAACCGCTCCCCAAGCGCCTGGCATCGGCGGCGGAAACAGGCTCCGAAAAGAAAAACCAGACATGGGCGCCATTTCCGGAACGAGAGCGTTCCACTGCCGGTACAAGTCCCGCATCATTGCAGGATTTACAAAATGCAGTCACATCAAGTTTCCAGTTTTCTTCATCAAAATCCGCAGCCAACAGCCAGGTTTTGTTGTTCTCCAGCATTGGATAGATCGCCGCCACATCTCTGCACAAAGCATCACGGCCCATCAAATGCGCCTTGACTACATCGGCCGTGAGCGGCCGAAACTCGCGATTGGGACATTCTGCGCACCTGTATTTCTTCTTATCACACAGGCCATGCACCCATTCGTTTTTACAGACAGGGGTGTAACCGGTTTTTCCGGTGGTCGTGCTGTGATACCGGCGTGCATATACATCTTCCCGCCCTTTGAAAACAGAGAGGAAATACTGAATTTTTTCTCGTGAGGAGCTATGTGCGTGAACTGGGGCAGACTGTACATCCGTTCGCGCACAGCTGCGCCACAACGGCTCGGAGCAAACCGCCCTTTTGCCGTTTTCATCTTCACAGAGAAGCAGCGCCTGCTCTCCATCCAGAGACGGGACAATTTCAAGAAGTGTATACTCCCGTCCACTGATAATCGCTTTTCGATTCATACACAGCCCCTTTCTACACCAGCAGTTACTTCCGTCTATACTTTGTTTTCCTGCCGTTTCCGATCTGATAAATGAGCCCCTCCGCCACCATTCGTTTCAGAATCCGGTTGGCTGTAGCCTGGCTTACCTCCAGCAGCTGATCCACATCACTGCGCACGATATGACCATGTGAACCAATGAAATCCAGAATCTGTTGCTCTTCGCTTTTGAGCGTACCAACCAGTGTCACTGTATGATTTGCGCTGGCGTTCCTGTTTGGCAGCGTGATTTTGAATGCGTTGCTCGACACCTCGATTTTGGGCTTCAACTCCTTCTCCGTGTAGGCGTTTATGATTTTAGGCATACCTGTGCCGTATGCCTCAATCAGCTGCAGACGATAAAATACGGCTGCCAGTTTGGGATTTCGGCAAACAGAGAGTCCCAGCATAATGTCGTCAAGTGCAATGCCAGTTGGCAGCCCACCCACAGAGACAAATTCAATTCTGTCCGCATATACACTGACAAGGGTGCTTGCACGGAAAGAATAGTCTCTGTGAACCAGTGAGTTTAACATCGCTTCCCTCAGTGCATCTTCCGGATAATCCCGTGTATCGATTCGGTATAGCCCATCAAACGTTGCCTTTGTCTGGTTACGCAGATCGAGATAGCTGTATAGCTCCTCCATTTGCTGAAACAGCGAACCGTCAAATTCTCTTCTATCCTGAAAACTTCCTTTATCTTCCCCCGAGAAAGTCGCCGCCTTGATGGTGCCGGGACACTGATCGGACAGGAGGAGTGCTACATTGGAGTAAATACCATCTGCAGAAATCATCCCAAGGGTCTGCATTTTTGCAGCATCAAATGGGATATTCTGCTTTTCAAATTGCTTCTTTGCCGCGTCAAAGCTGAGGTTTTGTTCCAGTGAACGCATGGATTCGAAGCTGTCGCCATCAGTTTCTTTAATCATTCTTCGGATCGCAGTATCTGTAGCTGGGTCAGAAGAAGTACCGTTCCTGACATAGACCCCACTGGGTTTCAATCCCTTACTGCCCAGATAATAGGGCCGGTCGGTTCCTTTTTGAATGGTCACGGCAATGATATCTTTGTCGCCGACATGCTGGGTCTCATAGCCCACAAACATTGTCACATCAGGCTTAATAGAATCTCGAATCATATTGTTTAGCTGCAACATGACTTGGTCGGTGTTTTTGATCCCCAAGACAGTTCCGTCATTACTGACGCCAATATATAGCGTGCCACCTTTTGTGTTGGCAAAGGCAACGACTTCTTTGCAGATATCTCCCACAACCTCTGCTTTTAGTTCAACAACTTCACTCTCAACAAATACCATACATCGTGCCTCCTTTTCTTAGTTTTCATTATATTCATACTTGTCATTCTTGTCAAAATATATTCATCTGCCAAGAGCATCGTTCCGTGTTGTCAAAACCCACAGTCCAGAGGATTATTGGGTTTATACGGCGCAGTTTCTGCTCCTCTGTTCTGAGGTGATTGGCCTATCATCGCCCCCTAAAACCGGGCGGAACGTCTTTATAATACACCGAATCCAATCCCATACAAATCCCAAAAAGGCGAAAGGATTCCTTGCACCAAGCAGGGCGAAAAGTGGGAACTGCCGGAGCAGCGAAAAGGTTCAAAGAAGGCGGTAGAAAAATCAGCAAACAATTTTTTAATTCAGCTATGAACCTTATCCAACACATACATCCGCTCTGCCACTTTCTTCTAAACCAGCCCCTTCTCCTCGCGCAGCCGTGCCACAAAGGCCCCGAATTTTTCCTTATCAATTGCAAACACTCCGCTCACCTCGAGAAAATCATACCAGTGATCCGGCTGAGTGGCAACCGAACAACAGTAGAGTCCCCTTTTTTCGCCCGCCTGACAGAAGATTCCCTCCCCATTTCCGGAAAATGCGGAGCAGTTTTCCCTTCTATTGACACCCTGTCTGAATTCCTGTATCGTTTTTATAAAGACGGTTCCAAAATTCCGCACACTTCGTCATCCGGAAGGTACGAAATGCAGTCATGCAGGAAGGGATGTTTGCTCATGAAATGCTATGATGAACAGCTGCGTCAGTTACAGGCCCAATGCGCCCGCAAGAAAAAGCTGGATGCTTCCATAGAGGAACTGCGCGCCCAGCGCAAAGCCTATGCCGACCGTGCGGATGAGCTTCGAAAACTCCTTGCTGACGAACAGGCGGATGTGGAACGGCTGGAGGGGCGCAGTCTGGCTGCTTTCTTTTATCAGATGATCGGCAAGATGAATGAAAAACTGACCAAAGAGCAGCAGGAAGCCTATGCGGCTCAGGTAAAATACGATGCCGCCGCCCGGGAGCTGGAAGGCATTGAACGGGATTTGAAGCGATGCGAAGACGAGCGGAACTCGCTCTGGGGCTGTGAGGCTCGCTACGATGCCGTTCTGCAGGAAAAAACACTTGCCGTAAAAGCTGCGGGCGGGCTCACTGCGGAAAAGATCCTGCAGCTGGAAGATCGAAACGGCTACCTGGACAGCCAAAAGCGGGAATTGCAGGAAGCGATGAGTGCCGGGAATGCCGCACTGTCCTGCGCGGATCAAATTCTGTTCGAACTGAACAGCGCAGAAAGCTGGGGAACTTGGGATCTGGTCGGCGGCGGACTGCTCACAGATCTGGCAAAGCACAATCATCTGGACCAGGCACAGGCTTCTGTGGAAACCCTGCAGTCACAGCTGCGTCGCTTCAAAACCGAGCTGGCCGACGTGACGATTGATGCGGACATTCAGGTCAGCATTGATGGTTTTCTGCGTGTGGCCGATTACTTCTTTGATGGGATCTTTGCCGACTGGGCTGTACTGGATCAGATTCACCAGTCCCAACAGCAGGTACAGCGCGTGCGAAATCAGATTGAAAGTGTTCTGAATCATTTACACACATTGATGAATCAGACGGACGCAGAGCTGTCCCGTATTTCTCGGGAAATAGAGCAGCTGGTCGCGGGGATCTCCATGTAAGATTCACGAACCTCCCCTTGCCATTGCAGGAAGGTTATTTTCGTTATTTTCGGTTCTTCCACATAAAAAAGAGGGATTTGTTCCATGTTGCACTCCTCCAAAAATACAGGAGGGCCGCGTGCGCGGCCCTCCCTATTTTTTCGTTTTTGTACCCTCATGCTCCATCTGCCGTGTCCCCAGACATCATCTGCATCGCCTCTTCCTTTGCTTCCCGCTGATCCTGTTTCTCCCACTTTCTCTCGCGCGTCCGGTCTTTCGTGGTTTTGATCCACCCCATAATTCCGCACTCGCCCCCGAGGGTTGCGTATACGCAGGTCACCAGCGTGTCAGGCACCGATCCGTACATCTGGAATATCTGGATCATGACAATGGTGAAAACCAGCAGAGAAATTCCAACGATCACCAGGATCAAATTCATGACCTTGATGCTTCGCTTTTCCCCCGCTGCCTTTCCCTCCTTGTTTTCCATATCGCTACGCCTCCCCGCGCTTACATTCCAATCTGCTTAAAGATGTACCCGAGGGCAATTCCCAGCACCGCAGTGATCGCATAGCCAACAACTTTTCGCCACTGCTCTCCGTCCCGACCTTCCAGAATTTCCAGCCGCTTTCCCTGGTTCTCCTGCTCTTTCAGCATGTGTTCAATGAAGTTCAGTTCCGGGCAGTTTGCCAGTTCTGCAATATTAGACAAGTTCGATCACCACCTTTGGGGTCATGTTTCCATCCGGCGCATTTCCCGCCGTCCAATCCACCCGGGCCACTTTGGCTCTCGGCTCATACCGTTCGGTTTTACGCACATACTCGGCTACCATCAGCACCTGCGCGTTTTCCTGCGGGCCGTCGATGATGCTCCCGTCGATCCCAAACTCTCGATCCAGCGCCTGCTCTCCAGCCACTGTTCCATACAGGATTTGCAGGTTTCGCAGCACTTCTTCCGCTACGCTGTCGTTTGGTTTTCCCGGAAGGATCTCGACTACCGCGCCATCCGTGCTCAACATAGTCTTTCCTCCTCACAGGTATTCTTCGATGGTCAGCGTCACTTTGCACTCGACCATTACGCCGGAGTGCAGCACCGCCGCCCACTCGTCGCTGATGTCCACGATCTTGAACGGGTACGGGGAGATTGGCGAATTGCCCACAATGAAATAGTCCGCCACGGCCCGCTCTGCGCAGTCCTGGAAGTGCTGCATAACACTTCTCGGGTTCACCCCATCCTGCGCCCGCAGCAGCAGGTCATAGGAGTATTTTTTCAGCTTCGGCGCGATCCACTGGCTTCTCGCCTTTGCCCCCGTTCGGTTGTGTGTTGCCCACTCGCTCCCGGATTGCCCTTTCAAATTGCTGGGTGTCAGGATCTTCCGGTCGCTCACCGTGAAGGTCTGCCCCATGAAGCTGCCCAGTGCCATGTATATCCCCCCTTACTGATCCGGCTTTTTAACCGCACCATCGTTGTGCGTATGGTTTACCAGGCTGATTCCCTGTATCTCGATGTCTCCGGTTTCCGCCGTTGCTTTAATCTCTGGGGCCTCCAGCTCGATTTTGGTCGGGCTTTTCACCGACACATCACCAGCCTCTGTCACGGTGATAACCGTGCCATTTATGGTGATCTTTGCCTCTCCGCCCTCTACCTCTACCTCCAGCCCTTCTTTGATCTCCGCTGACATCTTTTTCGTCACCGACAGATCCAGGTCTCCGCCAGCAGCTATGCTCATTCCGCCACCGGCTTCTATGCTCACAAAGCCACCGGCTTCTATGCTCACCGATGTTCCCGCTATTATGCCCACGCCCGCGTTGGCGTTCAGGCCCACGCTGGACTTTGTGCTGGTGATCTGCACCTGTCCTCCTGCCACTGTGCTGACAGGGCCTTTTGCTTCGTCGTAGATTTCCCCGTTGCAGTTCCGTCCGGTGCGCTTGTCCACATACTGCGTAAACACGCCGGTGTTTTCGTCGTATCGGTCGTACGCCTTTCCCTTTTGGCTTGCGTATTCCTTCCGGTATAGTCCTTTGTACCCTTCCGCCGGGGTGTTTGTTTGATTCCATACCGTCCCTGTGGTCGTTGCCGCTGCATGGCCGCTGCTTGTGTGGGCCACGCTTACCACCTGGCCCACCACGGGCATTTTGTACTCTCCGTTGCTTATTCTTGTTTCCCACTCTCATTTCTCCTCGCTATTCATTTTTCAGTCCTCGCTCCAACCACTTGCACCGCAGACAGCGGGCCGCCGTCATGCCGATTCTTGTGCTTCTCCCCAGACAACAGTTCCGCCGGTATGATTTATAGCACTTCGGCTTTTTCCGTTTCACTCCGCAGCCTCCTTTCCGCAGTATAGAGGGCAGTTAAACCGCGTCACTTCACCCGGCTTCGGTCTGTGTTCGCACCCCTTTTTTACGCAGGTGTTGCAGTCAGGCTTGTTTGCCACGCCGTCAAAAAACGCTTTGTATTGCGCAGCCTCTCTTTTCGCCTCGTCCCGTTCCTTTTCCAGCTGTTCGATCCTTTTGTTCTGCGCCTCGCACACTTGCCCCCATCTCCGATTTTCCGCTTTCACGACCTGCATTTCGTTTTTCATCCGCGTATACTCACGCTCAATATCGAAACCTTCGGCAGCTACTTCAAGGCAAATCGGCGGAGCTGGCGGAACCAGTTTGTACCCCGCAATGAACAAATCGAAAATCCTTTCCGCCGGAAGCCCTGTCACCGCCAGAAACTTTGTGTACAGTTCGTCCATCTCCCTAACGTTCATCGCTCTCCTCCTTTTTTACTCCATCCAGATCACCCGACAAGACCAATGCCGTAGCCTCTATCACGATGCTCATAATGACCATATCCAGTTCGTCCCAGCTTATATTGGATTTTACCCGTCTCTGTCCGGCATCTTTCTGTGTGGTCATTTTGATAAGGTCGTACACATATTCTTTCAGCGCATCAATGTTTGATTTCTGCCCTTTGTCCATTAAGAACTTCCACATGGTATCTTTGATGGCATTTACATGGGCCGCAGATTTTCCAGGGCTGTTTCGTGCCCGCACTTGTCGCACCGGAAACTGTAAGTCTCCCGCTTTGAGCAGAACGCTCGCACCTCTCCGCACTCCTCGCAAACCACCAT